ACGAGATCGTGATGTGACTGGAGTTCAGACGTGTGCTCTTCCGATCTAGCAGATTCCGTTCTGGAAGCTTCGGGCCCGGTTCCGCGAGTGCGGAATGTTTGACGAAGAGGTCGCCAGGGCCGCCGGGATCGCCAACCCGACCATGAGCCGCCGGATGCGCGGCATAGCCCCCTGGCTGACCAGCGAGATCAAAGCTGTGTGCGAGGTCGTCGGCATCCAGCAGGACGAGATCGGCAAGTACTTTTTCCCTGACATGAACAAGGAGGAATCCGCATGAAACCTTACACCCTTGCATCCGAGCGGGCCGCAGCGCCCACTGGATGCGCGTACATCGCACCGCTGTTTTGGAACAAGTGGTTCCGTTGGGGCGGTAGTCAGGCATCTGGCTGCTACCAGCTGGGCGGACAAATCAAGGATGAAAGCCACACCGGGCTGCAGATTTTTGCTGATGGTGAGTGGCACCCCGTCGCTGGATGGACATTGGACGACTGCGCGCCCGCAACCGACTATCAGGAGGAATCCTCATGAAACTCAAACACTTCACCATCGGTGCCCTGGCCCTCATCGGCGCGGGCGAGATCATCCGCCGGGTCGTGCATGGCACGGCCTGGGCGCTGAGCGTCTGGGGCGGCTGGGACGCCACCGAAGCCACACGGGCCGCACCGTGGCTCTGCGCCGCAGTGGCCGCCGGACTTGCGATGTCGTTGTACGGCATGTACCAGGACAACCAGCAGTACAAGCGCCAGAGCTACGGCAAGGTGGACTGCTCCGCCTACCGGCAAGAAGAAAGGAAAGACGCATAAAAACGAAACGGCTGAAGAAGCTCTTGATGGGCATGGGACCGTCTCGTAACCAGGTCAACCACATGGTCAAAGCCCAGCGCGAGAACGGCGCAAGAAGCGTCAGCAATAAGCTGTACTACTTCCACGCGAAAAGAGGCATTCAAAGCCTTGAGCCGGAACTGCTTCCGTATCTCAGAAGCATTGTGCTGGCAGATGTGGTGGAGGACGACGATGGCCGAGGATTTTGACCTGTTCACCATTGAGCTTCAGACTGCGATTGAAGATGCCGATGACATCAACTGAAAAAGGCCCGCCCGTGTTGACACCACGGACGAGCCAAGAGGTGATGGTTTTGACAATCCCCATCACCCCGAAGAATAACATACTTTGGAGGAATTTACAAGTGGATTTTACGATCAGTCGGCGGCTGTCGAGCGGCCGCCTCTACGCCTACTACAAAAAGCGCTTCTGGTTCTGGGACGACACCCGGAACGTTTGGACGGAGAGCCACCTGATGAGTCAGAAGTACGAGCGGGAGCACTCCGCAAGGGCTGCGCTCACGCCGGAGGACTTCATGTCCGACCTGACCAGGTTCTCGCCGCTCGATGAATACGAGCTGGATTCCGTTATGGTGGATGCCCTCAAGAACGCTATTCCCTGCAAGACGGTTCCGATCGAGCCGGTGAAGGAGGAATCGGAATGCCCCGTTTCAATCCCCGAAACATCCCCGCAGAGCAGCGAATCGGCCCCGTCCGAGGCGAGTGCAAATGTTTCTTCTGTGCTTACTTCTGCGCCGCCTATGAATTGCACACCGGATGTCTCTATCGGAATACCTTCTGGGATGAACCCGCCGGACAAGCCTCTGACGTTTATCCCGGAGAACAAAACTCCGGAGTTTGATTACAGCGGCCTGGACAAGCAGACCGTGGAGGACCTGCACTTTGCTGAGGACGAGTACCGTCACGGCAAAAAGCTGGCCGAGCGCGGCCTCGTGCACATGGGTAATGCCATTGCTGCCGCCCATGATGCACTGTGTGACACCGTTGTCCAACAATTGGACAACGGCCAGTTCGCGAAAAAAGAGGATACGTTCCGGGCATGGTGCTGCTCTATCGGCATCACCAAGTCAACCGCCTACAACCTGCTGCAGGTCTCTGCCCTGATGGACGGCAGCAGCCCCCGCCAGCGGGCCATTCTGGAAGCCCTGCCGCCCACCCTGCTGTACGCCGTGGCAAAGCCCAGCGCCCCGGCAGAGCTGGTGGAGAAGGTCAAGAACGGTGAGGTCTCCACGAACAAGGAGTATCAGGACCTGCTGGCCCAGATCAAAGCCGAGAAAGAGCGGGCCGACACCGCCGAGGCTGAGCGGGACAAGCTGCTAGGTGCCCAGAATCGGGCTGCTTGGGCGGAAAGCCACATCCAAGATGTCGAAGCCCAGCGGGATGCCGCCCTTGCGGATGTTCAGGGCCTGAACGAAGTCAACGCCCGGCTGAATGCCGAAAAAGAGAAGGCAGTGCGGAGCTATAACGAAATGTACGAGAGCCGCATTGCGGCCAACCTCCAGCGCCAGAAGGCCGAAGCCGAGCGCGACAGGGCCGAAGAGAGAGCAAAAAATGCCGAAGACGCTTTGAAAAAACAACCCATCACGGCGGTCATCGACGAAGAGGAGATCGACCGCCGGGCCGCAGAAAAAGCCTGTGGCCTTGCCGATGCCCGGAACGCCGAGCTGGCCAAGGACAATGCCAACCTGAAGAAACAGGTTGCGGCACTCCGCTCCCGTATCAACGACGATGCCCAGGCAGATTTTGAGCAGGCCAACTACTGCGCCAGCCTGATGCAGGCAGCGTGGGACAACAGCAAGGCCAGCTATTCCCGGCTGGCAGGCGAGGATCTGGAAAGCACGTTTCAGACCATCTGCGGCACCCTGAACAGCATCATGGAGGAGGCATCCCTGCTCTGCCGCCAGCCGTCGGATCATGACGGAGGTGACAGGGATGAATGAGATGTACAGTCTGGATCTTGACCGCTGCGGCCCGCCCGTAGAGCCGCCCGATGACTACTACTTTTCCCCCGACCGGGAACCAGAAGAGGAGGAACTGACCGATGACGAATGAATTGACCGTCCGGGTGGAACGCCCGGTCATCCCGGCGATGAGCTGGAACAAGGACGAGGTCCAGAAGAACCTCGACGAAATGCTGGCGGCCTATACCGGCCGGGTCTATACGCCCGACTCCATCAAGAGCGCCAAAGCCGACCGCGCCCTGATCCGGAAGTGGAAGACCCAGCTTGGTTCGGCGCTCACTGCGGCAAACAAGCTCTATACCGACCCGCTCGAATCGTTCAAGACCAGCATCCGGGAGATGCAGGCGCAGTGCGACAAAGCTGCCAATGCCATCGACAAGCAGGTCAAGGCCGTCGAGCAGGCCGAAAAGGACGAAAAGGCCGCATCTCTTCGGCTCGTCTATCAGGACTGCATCGACGAGCTGAAGCCGCTCATTCCCTTCGAACGTCTGCTGGATGCACACTGGCTCAACAAAACATACGATCTTGCACAGGCCGAAAAGGAGCTCCGGCAGGCTGTGGAGAACATCCGAAGCGACCTTGCCTTTCTGCGGGAGACCTGCGGCATCGACCTGGAACCCTGTACGACCGAATATCTGAAGGACTTCAGCGTCAATGCTGCGGTCCGGGAACACAACCGCCGGGAGGACTCCCGGTCAGCCCAGCGGGAAGCGGAAGCTGCCCGCATCGCCGCCGAACGTGCCCGCGCCGCCGCGCCTGTCATCGCACCGCCTACCGAAGAGGAGCGGGAAATGAAGGCAAAAGCCCAGCAGAACACCCAGGCCAGCGCCTTCATCACAGCGTCCGGGCGGTTGGACTGTGAGGTCCTTCAGCAGTTCGCCGAGCCTGCCGCACCCGCCCGGAAACGGTACAGCTTCTATGTTGACTTCACCGAAGACGACATCCGTTGGTTCAAACAGGGCGCCGCAGAACGCGGCTTCCGTTATGGTTCGATCAAATAATTTTGGAGGTACTACTTATGGCATTTACTCGCAATGGAGCCGCAGCGCCCACCACTTCCGCACCCACTTCTACCGCAAACCGCATGGCCTCGCTTCAGCGCACCGGCCAGACCGGTGCCGCCCTGCAGGCCGCCACGCCGTCCAAGCCGGTGGAGATCACCGCTGCCGATGGCCAGCACATGGCGGTCACGTTTGACGACGTCCGGAATTTCATCTGCGCCAAGGCCACGGACGCCGAGTGCAAGATCTTTCTCGAAACCTGCAAGCAATACCGGCTGAACCCCTTCACCAAGGAAGCCTACCTCATCCACTACGACAATAACAGCGAGGATACCCCCAGCACCATCGTCCTGGGCAAGAACTGCTATATGCAGATGGCCGAGCGGCATCCCGCCTTTGATGGTTTCGAGGCCGGCATCATCGTCTTCGATAAGGCGTCCGGCGCGTTGGAAAAGCGGGAAGGTTCCATCGTCTATGACGGCGAAGACCTGGTCGGCGGCTGGGCCAAGGTCTACCGCAAGGACCGCACCCGGCCCAGCTACGAAGAGGTCCGGCTGACCGAATACGACACCGGCAAATCGCTCTGGAAGGCCAAGAAAGCCACCATGATCCGCAAGGTCGCCCTTGTCCACGCCCTGCGGGAAGCCTTTCCGTCCACCTTCGGTGCCCTCTACGATGAGAGCGAAGTGATGGTCGATGCCGAAAGCACTGCGCGGGAAGTCGAGGACGAGACGGCCTCCTACGAGACCGGCGCGAAGGTTTCTCCCAGCTGGACCCGCATCAAGGCGGCAGCGGAGCAGCCGGATGCACTGACCGTGGAGTCCGAGGAGCCTGACGACGACCCCTTCGGAGGTGATGGGCAGTGATCCTCAAGCACAAGACCGGCGTCCTGCTGCATGGGGCCATCGCCAAAGACCCGGTCTTCAAAGACGTGGGCCAGAAGCGCGTCATGAAGTTTGATGTCAAGGCCCACAGCGTCAAGAACGATGCCGGGAGCTGGGAATGCACCTATGTGCAGGTCAACGTCTGGCACGGGCTGGATCAGTGGGACGAAATGCTTCAGAAGGGCGATCCCGTCACCGTGTACGCCCGGAAGCTGGACGAGCGCGACTACAACGGCAAGACCTATTACAGCGTAGACGCTGACGACATCCAGCCGGGCGGAGCGGTGATCTTCCGTTGGATGCAGATGATCGCCGACATGATTCCGCCCGCAGAGCCTCCCGCTCTGGTCCCGACCGATGAACCGACGCCTTTTGATACCCCCGCTGAACCGGAAGCGGTACAGACCGCTCTCACCGGCGCCCAGATGTACCCCGGCGAACAGCTTTCCGACTATGCTCCCCACAGCGCCGCCCCGCCTGCTATGGGAACGCCTGAAGCGGACGCACTCATCGACGACGATGCCGACGACCTGCCGTTTTAACTACGCCAGAAAGGAGTTCAGACCGTGGGCATTGACCCATCCCGTGGCTTCGTTGCTTTTCCCCGCGGTCTGACTGACTGGGAATGGTATTCAGAGCCAAACACCGCCCGCCTGTTTTTCCACCTGCTGCTCACCGCAAACTGGCAGGAAAAGCAATGGCAGGGCATCACGATCAAGCCCGGACAGCTGGTCACAAGCCAGTCTCAGCTTGCAAAACAGCTCAATTTGAGCGTCATGCAGGTCAGAACAGCATTGAAACACCTCGAACAGACAAATTACATAACAGTCAAAACAGGGCCAAAATACAGCCTTATCACGTTGAATTGTTACGATTTGATTGAAGAAGGTAACAGGCGGATAACAGGCAAGCAACAGGCTGGTAACAACAACTTAACCATTAAAACCATGAAAACCATTAGAGAGTCGTCTGCGGCTGCGCCGCCTCCGCCGGACAGACCGACGACCTCACCCCTGGTATCAGAGTTTGAACAGGATATCGGCAAGCTGAGTGCCTCCGGGAAGCGGGAGCTGACGGAATACGCTGACCGGCTGGGCGAGGAGCTGGCGCGGGTGATCCTGCGCAAGTGCATTGATGCCGGGGCACACAGCTGGGCCTACGTGCGGAAGGCAATGATCGAGGCCGAGACCCAGGGCTGCAAGTCTGCCGAAGAGTACCGCATGACGAACCCCACCGGGGCCGGGCGCAATAAGCGGGTAGACCGCGAGACCCCCAGCGGGAACGACTTCCTGAAAAACGCGGGCCGCCGCCGTCCGCTCACCAAGAAAAAGGAGGGCCCGGATGTACCGAAACTGTGAGCACTACCCCGACCCGACAGCCGGCCGGGCACTGGAGAACCTCCGCAGAAAGGAGAACCAATTGAACACTGGAAAGCAATTTGAAGCCGACTGGAAAAACTCCATGCCGAAGGACGCATGGTGCTACCGCCTCAAGGACAGCGCGGCCGCCTATTACGGCGGAAACGAGAACCTGAGTTTTTCCATCGACAACATCTGCGATTTTGATGTTTACCGCTATCCCATGCACCACTACTTCGAACTCAAGACGATCGAAACGCCCAGCATCCCGCTGGAAAAGATCCTGGGCCGATTCGACCGAGATCGGCAGAAATACCACAAGCTCAAGCACATCACCGATATGGCCCATGCCGCTGAGTTTCGCGGCCAGACCGCCCATGTGGTCATCAATTACCGGGGCAAGGTCAACCGCACCTTTGCCGTTCCGGCCGGCGCTGTGCTGGAGTACATGCAGACCCAGACCCGCAAAAGCATCCCGTGGCAATGGGCCGCCCTGAACGGCATCGAAGTGGAACAACACTTGTTGCGTGTTCATTGGCGGTATGATGTGGAAGGGCTGCTGAGGGTGCTGGAAGGAGGCGAAGCCGGTTGACCTACGAAGAAAAGAAGGAGTGGCTGGGGAGGTACCGGAAGGCAAAGCGGCTGGAAATGCTCCGGATGGACGAAGTTGCCACATTGGAAGCGGAAGCCTTCCACATGACCCAAAGCCTTTCCGCTCTACCGGGCGGCGGTGGCGATGGACATGCACTTCCCCGCGCTGTGGAAAAACTAGATGAGGCACGGGCAGCTTACAAAGCCCAGTGTGAGGAGAGTGCCCGCATCCGCAACGAGATTATCTTTGCGCTCCAGCAGCTCGACGATGAACTGGACTTCACGATTCTTTACCGGAGGTATATCTGTGGGCACAAGTGGGAACTGATTGCCGACCGTCTCTCTCTCGATGTCAGTTGGGTACTCCGACGGCACAAAAGAGCTGTACAGCTTCTGGATACAGTCGCATGACGCACTAAAAAGCACTGGTTTAAGTGTGCTATACTCTATGCTGCGAAGCCAAGCAGGAAAGGCATCCTTACTCCCTTCATGCTGGCGGCCCGGCCGGAGGTGTGTTTTCCTCCTCATGATACGAATTTCTCCTTTTGCCGTTTAACAGCTTTTTGCACCGGCCGGGCTTTTCCTGATTACGACTGCCGTTCTGAGCATCCGCTCAGGGCGGCTTTTTTGTACCCTGACGACGAGAGAGGTGGTGACGTGCCGAATGAGAAGAATCTGGTCTCGCTTGCTGACCGAACAACGACCGAACAACGAGAGATTGCTCAGAAGGGCGGCATCGCCTCCGGTGCAGCCCGCCGCCGGAAGCGTTCGATGCGGGAGGCTGCCGATTACTATCTCAGCCTGCCGGAGACCGACCGCCGCCGGGTGAATGCCATGCTGCGAGATACCATCGACCCGGAAGACGTGGACAACCAGATGTCCGTTATCGTCGGCATCACAGAACAGGCCAAGCGCGGAAATCCGCAGGCGGCCTCGGTACTGCTGAAGATGCTGGGCGAGGATGCCCCGCCCGACGATCCCGCCGCAGACGCGCTGGAAGCGGCCCGTGAGCTGCTGGGAGGTGTAGACAGTGCCATTGACTGAGTTTCAGAAAGAATACCTCCGCAACTGCTCCCACCGTTGGAACGTCAAGACCGGGGCCACCCGCTCCGGCAAGACCTACCTCGACTGTGCCGTGACCATCCCGCAGCGCATCCTCGCCGCCAAGGGCGAAGGGCTGCTCGTGCTCATGGGCAACACGCTGGGCACTCTGGAGCGCAATGTGCTTTCCCTGATGCGGGAGCTCTGGGGGCCGGACCTCGTGGGAGTCATCCGCACCTCGGCGGCTGGCAATGTGGTCCAGCTGTTTGGCCAGAAGGTCTATGTCCTCGGTGCCGACAACAAAAAGCACATCGCCCGCATCCAGGGTGCCGCCTTTGAGTACGTCTACGGCGACGAGATCACGACCTGGGACGAGGGCGTCTTCCAGATGCTCAAAAGCCGCCTTTCCTGCCCGCACAGCCATTTTGACGGCACCTGCAACCCGGAGAACCCGCAGCATTGGTTCAAAAAGTTTCTGGACTCGGATGCTGACATCTACTGTCAGGCCTACACCATCGACGACAACCCGACGCTGCCGCCGAAGTTCGTGGCCGACCTGAAGCGGGAGTATATGGGCACCGTCTATTACAACCGCTTCATCCTCGGCCAGTGGATGGCAGCCAACGGCGTGGTTTACCGCCTGCTGGCCGACAGCCTCGCCGCCGGGGATGGGCGGTTCTTCTGGCCCGCCGAGAAGCAGCTCACCCCCTGGCGCATCCGCGTCGGGGTGGACTTTGGCGGCAACGGCTCCAAACATGCCTTTGTGGCCACGGCCATCCTGCCGGGGTATTCCGGCGTGGTGGGGCTGGCCTCCCAGCGCATCGACCCGGTGGCGCAAGATGCCGACTATCTGGCCGACCGGCTCATCGAATTTTGCATCGCCATCTTTTCCCGCTACGGCGAGATCCAGTACATCTTCTGTGACTCCGCCGAACAGACGCTCATCAACCACATCCGCAACCGGCTGCGCCACTGCAAACTGAGCTGGCTGGCCGACCGAGTGGAGAACAGCGCCAAGATCCGCATCAACGACCGCATCCGCCTGACCTGCATCCTGATGGGCGGCGGGCGGTTCTGGCTGATGCCCGAAGCGGCCACCCTCCGGGACTCCCTTGCAACGGCCCTGTACAGCGGCAAGCACCCCGGCATCGACGAGCGCCTGGATGACGGCAGCACCGACATCGACACGCTGGACGCCTACGAATACACCATCGAACGCGATTTCAAGAGGTTGACCAACACATGAACATTTCCGCCTTTTTGGGCTACCTGAACAAGACCCGCGACTATCATCTGGATGCAGACTATTCCGGATACATCGAGACCTGGCGGCAGTGGTGGAAGGGTTCGGTGCCCGGTGTCCACACCCGGTCTGCCGAATACGCCGGCGGAACAAAGAAACGGAAGATTGCCTCCCTGCGGATGCCGAAGCGGGTCTGCGAGGACTGGGCCAACCTCCTTCTGAACGACCGCACCACCTTCCAGATCGCGGACGAGAAGACCGCCGCCTATCTCCTGGGCTCGGATGAGCAGCAGGTGGGCGGACTGCTCCGGGAGCTGCACTTCTGGGACAACGCCAACAAGCTGGTGGAGCAGGCCTACTGGTCCGGCACCGGGGCCTTCGTGCTCAGTGTCACCGGCGTCAAGGGCGAGGGCGGCGCACTGATCGCACAACCGGATGCCCGCATTGAGCTGGACTATGACCCGGCGTCCTGCATCCTGCCCCTGAAGGTGGAGCGCGGCATCGTGACCGAAGCGGCCTTCGTCTCGGAGTGTATGCGGGGCGGAAAGCCCGCTGTCTACTTGCAGACCCACACCGGCGACACGACGAGCCGCACCATCCGGAACGAGTGGTTCGCTGTCACGGATACTGTCAGCGGCATCCCGGAGTTCTCCCCGCTGCCCGCACCGAAGGGCACCGTGGAGAGCATCACCGTGCAGGGGTCCCCGCCGTGGTTCGCGCTGTTTTCGCCCGCTGCGGTCAAGAACATTGACGGCGGCACCGGCCTGGGAATGAGCGTCTTTGCTGAGGCACTGGATGAGGCGCAGGGCATCGACCTTGCCTTCGACAACTACCGCGAAGACCTCCGGCTTGGCCACAAGAAGATCTTCTACTCCACAGACCTCTGCCGGAAGGTCGTAGACAAGGACGGCGTCGAACACCACATCCCGCCGGACGATGATGTGGTGAGCCAGTTCGTTATGCTGCCGGAGAAAGAGGGCAGTCTGGACCAGCAGAACGAGTATCATGAGTACAACCCCGACCTGCGGGTGGAAGCCAACCACCGGGCCGTGCAGGACATGCTCGACCTGTTCAGCTTCAAGTGCGGGCTGGGCTTCCACCGGTACAAGTTCGAGACCGGCAACATCACCACAGCCACCGAGTACACCGGCAGCCGACAGGACCTTGTGCAGAACGCCAACAAGAACCAGATCTCCATCGAAACGGCTCTGATCGGCATCGTGCGGGGCATCCTCTGGGCGGCAAAGAACCTGCTGGGCGCAGAGGTGGACCCGGAAACCGCCATTTCCGTGAACTGGGATGATTCCTACATCACCGACGCCGAGACCCGGATGGGCCAGATGCGGGACGACGCCCTCAGCGGCCTGCTGCCGCGCTACAAGTACCTCGCGGCCCGGTACGGCGTCAGCGAAGAGGAAGCCCGGAAGCTGGCCGAAGAGGCCCGCACCGAGAACCAGCAGCCGGAACTTAGCTTCGGCGGAGGTGCCTGATGCTGGCCCCGGACTATCTCGACCACGCGCCGGACCGGCTGGTCCTTTTATTTCAGCAAGTTGAGGACGACATTCTGCGGGATGTGGCCCGACGCATTTCCAAGATGGAGACGCTGACCCCGACCGCCAACTGGCAGCTGTGGCGCTACCAGCAGACCGAGGCCGTCCGGCAGGATGTCATCAAGAAGCTGGCCCGCTACACCGGCAAGAGCGAAGCCGCCATCCGGCAGCTCATGCAGGAAGCGGCCACGCGGGCACTGGAAGCAGAAGACCGGATCTATTATCACTACGACCTGGAGCCAACACCCTTTGCCGAGAATGAGACCCTGCAAGCCCTGCTGAATGCGGGCTACCAGCAGACGGCGGGCACCTTTTCGAACCTCACCGCCACCACGGCCAACACCGTCTCCGGTCAGTTCGAAGCCGCCCTCGACCGGGCTCACCTCAAGGTAAGCACCGGCGCGTTTGACTACAAATCAGCCATCAAGAGCGCGGTGGACAGCCTGGCCGACACCATGAAGTATGTTACCTACCCCACCGGCCACCAAGACACGCTGGAAGTCGCCGCCCGCCGGGCCGTACTCACCGGCGTGAACCAGACAGCCGCCAAGCTGCAGGTCGCCCGCGCCGACGAGATGGGCGTGACGTTCTTTGCCACGACGGCGCACGGTGGTGCACGTCCGAGCCATGCCGAGTGGCAGGGCAAGACCTACCACCGGGGCGGAGCCGTGGACTACCTCGGCAAGCATTACGAAGACTTCGAATCCGCCACCGGCTACGGCACGGGCGCAGGGCTGTGTGGCTGGAATTGCCGCCACACCTTCTTCGCCGTCTTTCCGGAGCTGGGTGCACCGCCCACATGGACGCAGGAAAGCCTCGACGCCCTGAATGCCCGCGACATCGAGTGTGACGGGAAGAAGTACACCCAGTACGAGATCAACCAGATGCAGCGGGCCAGAGAGCGCGCCGTACGCAAATACAAGCGCCGGTATCTGGCCGAGGACGCCGCCGGGGCTGATACGACCCAGAGCGCCGTGAAGCTCCGCGCCGCGCGGGCCGAGCTGGCCGATTTCACCGCCAGAACCGGCGGCCGGGTGGACAGCGCCCGTACGATGGTCTCCGGGTTTGGGCGGAGTCAAAGCAGCAAGGCAACGTGGGCGGCAAAAAAGCAGGAACGGCTTGATGCCGTCAATAATGATTTGACGGAACTTCGTCAATCTGGTAAAATCAGAATGACCGGAGCAGCAGTTGTTCCGCCTATACTGCCCAACACATTGAATTTTGAGGGACATTCGTTAGAGCAGATGGCAAAACGGCAGATCAGCCTAGCTCAGGCCAATGAGATTGCTGAACATGCTATCCTTGCCATCAGCCAGCGCAATGGTACACAACATTCTTATTATTCGGACAAAGGATTTATCGTCATCAAACAGGACGGGTCTATCGGCACGGTAGGCTGGTTGGATGACGGCGGCAAACAAATCGTGGAGGTGATGAAAAAGCATGGTTTTTAACGCGACTCCTATTCCTGATCCTCTGGTGTTTTGCCCGATTTTCAACCACAAAATCGCGGACGGCCTCTGCTGGGATATCTCCAACATTGGCAATGACAGCTTGATGCTTCCGCCAGAAAAGATTCCTCCCTGTGGCTGGGAAGCCGCCCACAAAATTTGTGACCAATGCCCCGTCTACAAAGAAATGGGACAGTAACAACCAAATATCGCAAGCGTCTTTGCCCAGCCGGGCAGGGGCGCTTTTTTCATGCCGTTTTAGCTCAGATGGAAGAGCGGCTGATTTGTAATCAGCGGGCCGTGGGTTCGAATCCTGCAAACGGCACCATGCGGCGGGCGGCGCGTATCCCGCCCAAGACCGGACACTGACAGAGAACAGCGTAATAAACTGTGGTCTCACAAATTGAAAGGAGTTTTCCCCTATGAAGCGCGAAGACGTGAAGAACAAGATCCCCGGCATCACCGAGGAGCAGCTGAACTGGATCATGACCGAGAACGGCAATGACATCAACCGGGAAAAATCTGTGGCCGAGCAGTTCAAGACTCAGCTCGCCAATGCGAACGCCCAGCTCAAGACTGCGCAGGAAGGGCTCGCTGCGTTCGACGGAAAAAAGACCCCGGAAGAGTACGAAGCTGAGCTTGCCAAGCTCCAGAGCGACATGAAGGCACAGGCCGAGGGCTTCGCCTTCGACAATGCTCTGGACACGGCCATCCTGGGCAAGAAGGGACGCAGCGTCAAGGCCGTGCGGGCCCTGCTGGATCTGGACGCCCTCAAGGGCTCCAAAGATCGCTCCACCGACATCGACAAGGCGTTGGAAGAGGCCGCAAAGGTCAACCCCTGGGCCTTCGACGATACGGAACAGCAGCAGAAGGGCGCTGGCACCTACTCCACCGGTGCCGAGCACGGCACCCCGCCCACCGGGGACACCGACCCTGTCCTCTCCGCGTTCCAGGCGATGAACCCCGGCATCAAGATCGACTGATAGAAAGGAAACATTATGGCACACGAAGCACAGGTTCGTTATTCCCAGCTCGTAGACCTGAAGCTGCGGGCAACGCTGGTCAAGAAGGTCGGCGTCATCTGCAACAACCGCTACGAAGGCAGCCCCAAGGCGGGTTCCGTCAAGGTCCCCGTCCGCGACACCGAGGTCGTCGTGAACGACTACAACAAGTCCACCGGCGCGAAGCGCACCGCAGGCGACACCTCCTACATCACCGTCAACATCGACCACGACAAGGCCGTCAACGAGATCATCGACGGGTTCGACGCCGAGAGCGTTCCCGGCAACCTGGTGGCCGACCGTCTGGACAGCGCCGGTTATTCGCTGGCTCTTCAGATGGACACCGACGGCTCCACGGAGCTGACCACTGCGGGCACTGCCTTCGGCACCACCACCGCCCTGACTGAGAAGACCATCTATCCCAACATCGTGGACGCCCGCACCCAGATGTCCACCATCGGCGTCCCCACCTCCGGCCGCTGGCTGCTGGTCTCTCCGGACACCTACGGTCTCCTGCTGAAGAGCCCGGAGTTCATCAAGGCCTCCGACCTGGGCGACGCCGTGGTCCAGACCGGCGCAGTGGGCCGCATCGCAGGCTTCACCGTCTTCGAGGATTCCACCCTCGGCGAGAACGTGGAGTATGTGGCAGGCCACCCCAACTGGTTCGCTGTCATTGAAGAGTGGGCCGTGCCCGTCCATGTGCAGGACCTGTCCGGCTCCGGCGACTTCATCGGCGCATCTGCCGTGCAGGGCCGCAAGGTCTACGCCCACAAGGTCACCAAGCCCAAGACCATCCTCGTGAAGAAGAAGGCAGGCTAACCCTCCCCTGCCAGGGGGGCAAGAATCAAGGAGTTTTATATGCTTTACTGTACCTACGATGATTACCAGGCCGCAGGCGGCCCCCTGGAACAGGACGCCTTCGCCCCGCTGTGCGTCCGGGCCTCGAAGCTCATTGACCGGATGACCTTTGGCCGGGCCGAGGCCCACGCCATAGTCTGCGAGCGCTGCGCGGGAGACCTCCGGCTGGCGGCGGTCCAGATCATTACCTTGCTGAGCCAGACGGAGGCCGCAAAGACCTCCACCGGCTACGCACCGGGCGTGTCCAGCGTCAACAACGATGGGTATGCCGTCACCTTTGCCGACGGAGCCCTGGCCGAGCGGACCGCGGCCGAGGCCCGCAACATCCTCGCCGAGTGCCTGGGCAGCGACCCGCACGGCCTGCTGTATCGGGGGTGTTTCTGATGCAGTGCAGCGTCACCGTCGTCAACCTCGTGCACGACGTCAAGACCGAGACGGACACGCCGGTCTGCCATGTGCTGCCCGGCTGCAGCTGGCGGGAGAAGCAGGGCACCTCCGGCGGCGACCCCCAGCGGGTGGTGCATGTTCGGCTGCCGCCCGCGGCGGGCTTCCTGCCCTATGCCCAGTGGGCCAGGCTCCCGCCGGGCGAAAAGGCCGCGTACTGGACCCTCAAGCGGGGCGACAAGCTCATCGTGGGGGCCGTCCGCAGCCTGACCGAGGCCGAGTATGCGGCCCTCGAAAAATCACACATCTGCTGCACGGTGGCGGCAGTCTCGGACAACCGGGAACCGCTGCTGCCGCATTTTCATGTAGAAGGGAGCTGAGGAAATGAGCAAGCCTGTTTTTGAGCAGCCCTACGGCCTGAAGTATCAGGTGGACGGCGTCCAGATGCAGCTTTCGTGGCGGCCCGACTTCGGGGCTGAGAAGACGGCAGCATTGCAAAAGGCGCAGTATGCCATGGCTCAGGAAGCAGCCCGGCTCATCGACAGCTATGTTCCGCTGGACACCGGCACACTGAAAAACAGCGTACAGACCGCTTCCAAGTACGACGAGGGCCTTTTGGTGTACAACACCCCCTACGCCCGCAGGCAATATTACCTACACGCCGAGGGAAGCGACCTGCGCACCTTCATGGGCAACAAGGAACGCGGCCAAGAGGCCGACAAGTACAAAGGTCTGCGCGGCTCCTACTGGGGCCAGCGGGCACTTGCCGACATGGGCGAACATCTGGCACTTTACGCAACCCGTGCCGTTACCACGTTCTGGGGAGGGATGGGACACTTATGAGCGAGAAAGCCACCATCACGGCCATGCGGGAGTGGCTCAAGACCTGCCCGCTCATTGCCGAAGAGCAGACCGAGAACGGCGCGGCCTTCCGCATCGCCGGGCTGTCCCCGGAGCCTGTGGCGGAGTTCTCCATCGAGGACAGCCCCACCGACCCCGTTCTGACCAGCTACTTCTCCGGGCGGAACATGGCGAAGAGCTATGTGTTCCTGAGCCGCCGGGAGTACAGCGAGGCCCAGAGCGTCCAGATCGCGAACAGCGGCTTCTTTGAGCAGCTGACCGACTGGGTGCTGGCCCAGAACGACCGGCATGATTTCCCCCGCCTGGAAGCCCCCAGGCAGCCCCTCAGCGTGTCCGTGACCGCGTCGGGCTACATCGTTACCAGCAGCGCCGGAAGCTGCAAGATGCAGATGCAGCTCCGGCTCGTCTATTATCAACCGAAAGGAGTTTCTGTATGACCGTTACCGAAGCTGTTACCAATTCCGGCCTGACCCCCAGCGCCACCTATGCCGGCATCGAGGAGACCGATGATTTCGTCTTCGCCGTGCAGACCGAGAGCACCCAGACCAAAAAGAGTGACTGGATCGTCTGCGCCGACCATGTGCGGGAGCACTCCGGTGCCCTGAACGCATCCACCAGCGACAACACCTACATCCGCACCGGCCCTGTGACCACCAAGAGCCACGCGCAGCGCACCCTCACCATCAACGGCGACCGCTGCCCCGGCGACCAGTTCCAGGATTTCCTGCTGTCCCATAAGATGCTGTACGGCACCGGCCAGAGCGTCATCGTGCCGTACCTCTACTTCTCCCTGCGCACCGGCAAGGGCGAAGTCGGCAAAGCCGCCATCATCGTCACGTCCGACGTCGGCGGCTCTGCGGGCGCGATTGCCACCTTTGCCGCCGACGTGAAGGGCATCGGCACCCCGGCGGAGTTCGACTACACCACCGACGCCGAAGCCTGAGTGCGAAAGTTAAAAAAGCTCTTGACTTTTCGTGTACACGGTATATAATATTTGTGTACACGAAAAGTGAGGTGATAAGATGTCGCCCCGTACAGGCAGGCCAAAAGCTGAAAACCCTAAAGATATTCAATTAAAAATCCGAGCGGACGAAAAAACCATGCAGGATTTGGATTTTTGCTGTGAAAGGTTGAACAAAACGCGCAGTGATATCATCCGACTGGGTATCCAAAAGGTTAAAGCTGAAGCAGAAAAAGAATAAGCCCCCGCCCACCGACTGGAAATCATCGGGCGAGAGCTTATAACCCCAGAGGTAACCCATCTGGTAAATCTATTATACCATTTGGTCTCGCCTCTTACAAGAGAATGAGAGCTTTTATCATGAAAGAGTATGGAAATCTTCGCAAAAATGTCAATATGGCCAATCTGGATAACCTGATGTTGGAGCTTCGCTGTGACAGCGATATGCTCAAGGCTGTCCATGTTGCAATGGTGGAAGGCCCAGACCGGGCCGACAACTACACGAACGCCCTGTTCGGCATCCTGGTAGCCTTCTGGAACCTGATCGACAAGTTTTCCGATGAAATTTATGAAGAGGTAAAAGACCATGAATGATATGCAGACTTTCACTTACAATTCCAACGAAGTCCGCACTGTGGAGATGAACGGCGAACCGTGGTTCGTCCTGAAAGATGTGTGCGAGGTGCTTGACCTTGGCACGACTGCCAAAGTTGCAGAACGACTGGATGCAGATGAAAAGGGTATGAATCAGATTCACACCCACGGCGGATTGCAGAGCGTGACCGTCATCAACGAGTCTGGTCTGTACAATGTCATCCTGCGCAGTGACAAGCCGGAAGCCAAGCCCTTCCGCAAATGGGTAACTTCTGAAGTCCTCCCCTCCATTCGCAAACACGGTGCATACATGACCCCAGAGACGTTGCAGGCGGCTATCCTTAACCCGGACACCATGATTCAGCTTTGCCAGCAGCTCAAGGCCGAGCAGGACAAGAATGCTCAGTTGATCGCGGTGAACAGTCAGTTGACCGTAGACAAGCAGATCATGCAGCCCAAAGCGGACTACTTTGACGAGCTGGTAGACCGCAACCTGTTGACAAACTTCCGCGAAACTGCCAAGCAGTTTGGCGTCAAAGAGAAACCCTTCATCCAGTTCCTGCTCGATAAAAAGTACATCTACCGCGACAAAAAAGGCAAATTGATGCCCTATGCCGAGAAGAACAACGGCTTGTTCGAGGTGAAGGAATGCTTCAATGAGAAGACACAGTGGAGCGGCACACAGACTCTTGTGACGCCCAAGGGCCGCGAAACGTTCCGGCTGCTGTATTTGTAAAACCGCATATTTCATCCCTGCATTCCACTTTGGAATGTGGGGATTTTTTATGCCCGAATAATAGGAGAACCCCATGAAAATCTTTGAACAGGAATTTGATTTTTCCCCGCTGAATGCCAATGACATCGAGCGGATGGAGCAGGCAAAGGCTCAGCTGGACCGCGAGACCGAGGCAGAACGCCAGCGGCTCCAGCGGGAACGTGTCAGCTATGCCGATGGGCTGCGCGGCCAGTGCCGTTTGCTGATGCACTTTCTGGATGGTGTGCTGGGCGATGGTGCCTCTGCCCGCCTGGGCCTGGATGGCAACGACCTCGGCAAGGCGATGGAAGTCGTCGTCGAGATGACCCGCGTCGTCAACGAGGGCCGCAAAAAGTTTGCCTTGCCCGATGGTACCGCTGCTTCCATTCCGCAGAACCGTGCCCAGCGCCGCCAACAGAAAAAGCACCCGCCCCGCAGCCGCTCCGAGGGGTTTGCCCCCGCTGTGCAGATGGTGGAGCGCGTGGACGACAAAGCTGCCCGCCGGGCCGAACTGCTGCGCGAGCTGAACGCGCTGGAACATGCGTGATATTTTGTTGGAACCCCTGCCGACCGAATGGGAGGGCCGCGCCATCGACCCGGATTTCCGGCACATGATCTGGCTGAGCAACCAATATCTGCGCGGCAGAGCAACGGCCGACCCGCAGAGCATGGCGCAGGAAGCCGTCCGGCGATTCTACCGGGACCCGGTGCCGCCGCTCGAAGTTCCCGCTTCCTTTCAGGCGATGCTGAGGTTCTTCACAAGCGGCACCGAGACCGCCAGCAGCGGCAAGGGCAGCGGCGGCACGGCCGCGGTCAGCTTCGACTACGCCTTCGACGCGGACTACATCGTGGCCGCGTTCCAGCAGGCCTACGGCATCGACCTGACCGTCACGCAGATGCACTGGTGGCGGTTCCAGGCCTTGTTCCGGGCCCTGCCGGAGGACACCCTCATGGCCAGGATCATGTCCTGGCGCAGCATGGATACCTCCGACATGGACGGCAAGACCCGCCAGCGGTACGAGGACCTGAAGGAGGCCTTTGCGCTGCCGAAAGAGCTGAAGGGAGGAAAGCGCATTGTTTCCGTTGCCGACCACAACGCCGCCTTCTATGCACGATTCCGGCACGACTGACCAGCGTGTTCCGGTGCGCTGCCCCTTCTGCGGCAAGGCGCTGCCCGTCTGGGCCGTGCAGGACGCCGCAGCCCACGGCGTGTGGGTCAAATGCAAGAACCCGGCCTGCCGCCGGGAAATCGAGATCATGTTATAACAGCCTGTGCCCTTGTGCCCGCGCTCTGAATGAGAGGTGGACATCGTGGCAGATTTCAGCATCACCGGCGAAGTAAAGCTCAACAGCGACCCTGCAGAACAAAGCGTCAACAAGTGGACGGTCGCGGCCGGAAATCTGATCGCAGACTTTGTGAAGAGCGCGGCCGGTCAGGTAAGCGAGCTTGTCAGCTCCGCAATCGACGGCGGCGCAGCACTCCAACAAAGCATCGGCGGCGTTGAGACGCTGTTCAAGGACAGTGCGGAGACTGTCAAAGCAAACGCGGCCGAAGCCTACAAGACGACCGGTCTGAGCGCAAACGCCTATATGGAGCAGACCACCAGTTTCGCGGCGTCTTTGCTGTCCAGCCTTGGAAACGACACCGACGAAGCCGCCCGCGTTGCGCACATGGCGATGGTGGATATGTCCGACAATGCCAACAAAATGGGCACGGATATGTCGGCCATCCAGAATGCCTATCAGGGGTTCGCCAAGCAGAACTATACCATGCTTGACAACCTCAAGCTCGGATACGGCGGCACAAAAACAGAAATGGAACGCCTGCTGGCAGACGCAGAAGCGTTCAGCGGCGTACATTACGACATCAACAACCTGTCGGACGTTTACAACGCGATCCATGTTGTTCAGAATGAGCTGGGTATCACAGGCACGACCGCCAAGGAAGCCGCAACGACGATTTCCGGCTCTGCTGCTGCAATGCAGGCATCGTGGGAGAATGTGCTTGCGAACCTGACCCTCGGAGAAGATCTGAAGCCCGCTCTGGAATCGCTGGTCGATACCACCAAGACCTACCTTTGCGGAAATCTCCTCCCGGCGGTCGGGAACATCGTAAGCGGCATTCCACAGATCATCACGTCCCTTGCACCTGAAATTCTGGATGCTGGTTCAGAGTTTCTTGATGTTGGTCTTGAACTGGTCTCGAACCTCGGCAGTGGTCTGGTGCAGGGCATTCCCGACTTACTGAGCAACGCTCTCCCGATCATTGCAGACCTTGCCAGCGGTCTGCGAGAAAACGCTGGCAAGATCGTTGACGCAGGTCTCGACCTCATCGTCAACCTCGCCACAGGGCTGATGAACGGCCTGCCACAGCTCATCGCATATCTTCCCGGCATCGTCTCGGATATTGCCGGAATCATCAACGACAACGCGCCGAAATTGCTGGCCGCAGGCGTTGAACTGATCGTCGTCCTCGGCAAAGGCCTGCTTCAGGCTGTTCCGTCCGTGATTGCAAATCTGCCTCAGATCTGCCAGGCAATCTTCGACGTCTTCACGGCATTTCGCTGGCTGGACATCGGCGGTCACATCGTGGACGGTTTGTGGAACGGCCTGAAATCCGGCTGGACAGGTCTGATTGCAAAAGTCAAGGGACTGGCAGATATGCTGCCGGATGTTGTCAAGAAAGTCCTCGGCATCCACTCGCCCTCCAAGGTCTTTGACGAGATTGGCCTGAACATCTGCAAGGGTCTTGCTCAGGGTCTGACCACAAACGAGGAGCTGCCGGAGGATGCAGCGGCGCAAGTGGTGGCCTCTGTCACCAATACGGCAACGACCCTCGCGGACGGCATTAAAACAGTCACTCAGAGCGTGACCGAGATCCTGAAGGACGGCACACCCCAGCAGAAGCAGATCATCACCTCCACCGCCACCGAGCTCATCAACGGCGTGGAGCGCACGGTCAAGACCGTGACCACCATTGCTGCGGACGGCACCAAGACCGTCAGCAAGACCGTCGAGGACGCCGGGCCGCAGTTCTCCAGCGCAGCTGAGCTGCTGACCTACCAGTTTACGGAAAAGCTCAATTCCAGCTGGGAGCAGATCAACAAGTCCATTCAGAGTGATGTCATAGGCAGCATTCAGACGCTGTTCAAGGCGATCCAGGACGGCGATCTGGAAAGCATCGCCACATGGTCGGCGGCCTATTTCTGGAACGCCTGCACACAGGAGCAGCGCACCCAGATCCAGACCTTTGCCATGGACGCCCTGAGCAAGCTGTCCAGCTCGCTGTCTGGCGTGTTCCAGAACGTCGCGGGGCTGGCGTCCAGTTTTGTGAGCCAGTTCGTACCCGCCGTTGCGGCTGCCACCACCGGGCAGACCGCCCTCAACGTGGCCATGGACGCCAACCCCATCATGCTAGTCATTTCCCTGATCGGCATGTTGGTGGGCGCGCTGGTCTCCTTTGCAAGCACCAACAAGGATGTCGCCTCCGGCTTCCAGCGGGTCTGGCAGGGCGTGGAGGATGTCATCTCGGTCGTCTTCGAAGGGATGCTCCGGTTCATCGGCCTCAGTGTGCAGGGCTTCGTGAGCGCGGTCAACACCATCATCGACACCTACAACTGGGTAGCAAAGGTCCTGAAGCTCAGCACCATCAGCCGGGTCTCGAACCCGCTGTGGGACCAGGCCGACAAAATCGCCGCCAAGCGCAAGGAGAACCAGGCAAAGCGCAAAGCCTCTTCGGAGGCCAAGGCCGCGCAGGCGGCTCTGGATACCCAGTACGCCCAGGACTCCGGCGCAGCGGAGAAAAAGCAGCTGGAGGCCGAGTACGCCAAGAAAGCCGCAGAGCTGGCCAAAGCCAAGCTGTCCAGCGACAGTCCCGGAATGCTGGACGCCGAAAAGAACGTCGCGGCCGCAGACTACACCAAGTCGCTCGCTGACCTGGAAAAGAAGCTGCTGGAGGCCCAGTACAAGAAGGCCACCGCCGAACTCAGCAAGCGGCCCGAGACGGACGCTGCGGCGCTGGCCGAACTGGAAAAGCAGATCACCGAGGCGGATAATACCATCCGGTCCGGCGATTTGGAGAAGGAGTTGCTGCGGGTCAACTACGAGAAGACCCTGAAGGAGCTGGAGGCCAAGTACCAGCCCAAGAATGACAACACCAGCTCCGGCAGTAGCTCCACAGGCTCCAACAAGCCCGCCCCCACGCCGGAGCCATCCACCCCGACGCTGCCCGACAACACCGGGGCCATCGAGGACAACACCGCCGCCATTCTTGCGGCCAACGAAAAGCTGGCCGAGATGGTCCGGCAGGCCAACAGCCTGGTCCTCAGCGACAACATGGCTGTCTCCCGCAGCGTGGCCGCTTCCGGCACCGCACAAATCGCCGCAGCGGCCAACAACTACCACCGGGACGGTGACACCAATATCGTCCAGAACATCTACAGCAAGGCCCAGACCGCCGCCGACCTCGCCCGCGAGACCCGCTGGGAGGCAGACCGGGCCAAGGCTACCAAGCACTAGAAAGGAGCGCCTGAATGGAACGACAAGACCACCTCATGCTCGTGACCGATGCGGGCGCGGAACTCCACCTGGGCTGGGACTACGGCATCCCCTACAGCATCGACCCGCTCAACGGCGTGGCCGTCGAACTGCAGCTCGCCCAGGGCGTCAACCAGGTGGGCCAGACCGTGGAGGACCAGATCGTCGCGGGCGTCTCGCGGGAGATCATCGCCGACTGCTGGTCGGAGCACGGCGACGCTGACGCCGAACTGCTGCTCCGGACGCTGACCTACAAGACCAAGGGCACCCTCTATTTTGGCGACAAATGGTTCTGCCGGTTCGTGGTCAGCAAGACCCCGTACACCACGCAGATCCACGGCTTCCCCCGGCTGGACATGATGATCTTCTGCCCGAAGCCGTTCTGGTATTCGCTCACCGCTGCCAGCTACACGCTGGGCGGCTATACGGCAGCGTTCCGGTTCCCGGTCAACTATGCCGCACCCCACCGATTCGGCACCAGAAATCAGAGCGCCTTTGTGAATGCCCGGAACGCCGGAGCTCTGCCGGTGCCCTTCACGGCGGTGCTGCGCAGCGACGCTGCTGTGGTCAACCCCTGCATCGTCAACGCCGTCACCGGCGAGTGTATCCGTATCCTGACCACCCTAACGCCGGGCCAGACCATCGAGATCTACCGCACCACGACCGACAAGCTGGCCGTCAAGCGGACCGAAAACCAGCTGGATGAAAACATCTTCGCGCTGCTGGATGAGGACAGCGACCTGCTGGAGCTGGCCCCCGGAGACAACCCGCTCAAGACCGACGCCGACAGCGGCGTGGGCAATTTACAGGCCACTGTGACCTTCTACCCGATGTACAGCGGCATCCTGCCGGAGGTGATCGCTTGACGCTGGACGTTTTAGATGCGACCACCCTTGCCCGGCTGGGCCGCATCGAGGTCTGGGTGAGCCTGTATTGGGACGAACCCTACAACACCCTGACGGAAAGCAAGCTCGAAGTCCGGCCCACGCAGGAAAACCTCGAACTGCTGCGGGAAGGCCGCTGGCTCAAGCGCAGCGACAGCAACGTGCCCATGCGCATCTGCCACCGGAGCAACGAAAACCAGGATGCGAACCTTGTCTGCACCTTGTTCCCGGCCACCTGGATCTTCTCGAAGCGCGTCAGCACCGAGACCGTCAAGGACGAGAACGCTGAGCGGGCCATGCGGCGATTGGTAGCCGCGATGCAGCCCTGGCCCCGGCTGGGGCTGGGCGAGCTGGTGGGCTTCGATACCCGCTACACCGCCCAGACCTCCGGCGGCTCCGTCCTCAACTACCTGACCACCATCGGGGCCGCGTGCGACCTCGGCTTCCGCATTGTCCTCAGCGGTAAAAATGCAGATAAGAAGCTGCGGTTCGAGGTCTACCGCCCCACGGCGGACCCCAACAACCGGTTCAGCACCAAGTGGGGCAACCTGCAGGGGGCCAGTTGGGCGTTTGGAGATAACGACTATGCCAATGTCGCCATCGTGCAGGGCGCAGGTGAAGGCGAAAACCGCGCCACCGTGACGGTCGGCCTGACCGACGCCGCTGGTGCCGAACGGCGGGAACTCTACGTGGACGCCCGCGACGTCCAGCCCGACGAGGAAAAGGGCGAGACCAACCAGAGCGCCGACTATTTGCAGCGCCTCATGGACCGGGGAACCAACAAGCTGCTGGACCAACTCCGCACCGGCAGCATCGAGATCAGCCTCGACGCCGATCTTGCTCCCGGCGATGTGGCGTTCTGCACCCTGCCGGAGCTAGGCTACCGGGCAACGGTCCGAGTGGCCGACGTCATCACACAGAGCCAGAACGACGGCACTACCCGCACCCTGCGGCTGGGAACGCCGGTCTGGCACAGGCTCTAAGGAGGGATATTTTGAGCGCAATCACGACCTATCCTCTCAACGGCATCGACTACGACGCCCGCGACGCAGCAGGCTACAACGCCACCCGCGCCTCCGGCGTGTACAGCGCCGAGGAGGACTTTGCGGTCACGCCCGCAGGCGGCGTCAAAGTGACCGTGAGCGCGGGGCAGGGCTGGGTCCGGCCCGCGCGGTTCGAGGGGTACAGCATCATCATGCGGGAGGCGGAGACCCTGACCCTCGCCCTGGCGGACGGCCAGCGGCCCCGCATCGACCGCATCGTCCTGCGGTTCGACGCAGCGGCACACAAGTCCTCCCTGCTGGTAGTGCAGGGCACCCCGGACACCCAGCCTACGGCACCGGCCATCTCCCGCACTGCCACTGTATACGACCTCTGCCTCGCGGACGTCACCCGCCCGGCGGGCAGCACGGCGATCACCGCAGGCAACATCACGGACACCCGGCTGGACGAAAACCTGTGCGGCGTTATGTCGGACGGCGTGACCCGGATCCCTACGGACCAGCTTTTGAAGGCAGCCCAGACGCGTATCAACGCCCTGGAGGAAAAAGCGACCAACAGCGCCAACGCTGCAGCCAAGAGCCAGAGCGCCGCCGCAAATAGCGCCAGAGCAGCAGCATCCAGCCAGAAGGCCGCTGCAAGCAGCCAGAGCGCGGCTGCAAGCTCCGCGAGTGCAGCGAAAGCTTCGGAGAGCAATGCGGCTTCGTCCGCTTCTGCTGCCAAAGCGTCCGAGACCAATGCAGCCGCCAGTGCAGAGGCCGCAGCCGCCAGCAAGACGACGGCTGTAAAAGCCGAAGAAAACGCAGCAAAAAGTGCAGCATCTGCCAAGAAACAGGCAGACCGCGCTGCAGCAATCGTCAGCACGGATAAGACCTTGCGCATCGACGGCGCACCGGCAGACGCGCAGGCGGTCGGCGGCGAGTTGGATGAGCTGATGTCGATGCTCGTGACCGGCAGACTGACCTTCGGCCTATATACCGACGCGGGCGTTGTTCTGTGCGCCTCCGACGACACACCGTTGGCTGCAAATTATCTGCTGTAAGGGGTGACAAGGCAATGATTGATATTCCGGTCACTCTGTGCAGCGACGGCACGGTCAAGCTGCGCCGGTACGACGTCGCCGTGTCGATGGGCTACGTCGGCAACAGCGGCGTTTACCGCCTTGCGATTGAGCAGACCGGCGAGTGGCAGGGGCTGGCCATCCGGATATTCTGGCACATGCCGGGCGTCAAGGAACCTGCATCTTCGCTGGTGGTGGACGGCTATGTGGATGTGCCTGCCAGCGTGACTGCACAGCCCGGCAATGGCTGCATCACCTTTGAAGGCTCCGACGGCACCCGCACCGTGACCAGCGCCGACCTGCGTTACCGGGTCGGCCCCAATTCTGGCACCGAGGACGGCATCCTCCCGGAACCGGGTACCCCGGCATGGGAAGCGTTTGTCAAGGAAGTACACGAATCACTCCACATTGCCACCGATGAAGAGGTCGATGCAATGCTGGACGAAATATTTGACGATTGAGAGGAAACATTATGGCAGACTACGACATCGACCACATTACGAAACTGGGCCACCTCCAGAAGCTCGCTCAGAAGGAAAATCAGAAAGCCAAAGCTCTCGCGGCCCGCGTGGACGCGCTGGAAAGGGTCGGCGCACAGGCCAACAAGATCGAGAGCATCAAGGTGAACGGCACCGCCCAGACCATTGCATCCGATAAGAGTGTCAACATCACGGTTCCCACCAAGACCAGCCAGCTGGCCAACGACAGCACCTTCCAGACCAGCGCACAGGTGGTGGCTGCTATTAACACCGCCATTTCCAAATCCGGCCACGCATCCTTCCAGAAGGTCGATGCAGTGCCGAAAGTCGATGCCGCACAGGAGAACATCCTGTATCTGGTGATGAACACCACCACCAAGCATTATGACATCTACGCTAAGATCAAGGGTGACGGCGACCACTACACCATGGAACTGCTGGACGACACTACCGTGGACCTGTCCGGCAAGGTGGATAAGGTGGCAGGCAAGGGTCTGTCTACCAACGACTACACCACCGCAGAAAAGACCAAGCTGGCTGGCATTGCACCGGGTGCGAACAAGTACGTCCACCCGTCTCATACCGCAGCAACGAGCGGTCTGTATAAGATCACCGTGGACGCACTGGGCCACGTCACCGCTGTCACGGCAGTCACCAAAAATGACATCACCTCGCTTGGCATTCCCGGCACCAACACGACCTATGGCCTTGCATCGACCACCGCAAACGGCCTGATGTCCAAGGAAAATTATGCAAAGCTGAACGACATGGTGCTTGCGACTGATACCGAGGTCGACGCCATGCTGACCGAGGTGTTCGGGTCTTAACGGAAGGAGCAGCACATGGCAAGTACAAAACTCCCCTCGCTGGAACAGCTGAAACGCTCGTTGTCTGCTTGTCAAGGCAAAATCGCAGAAGTGCTCAGTGCTGTCAGTGATGCTCTCTCCGAGATGGACGAGAAAACAGCGTCAAAAGAAGATCTGGACACGCTGACTCAGCAGCTCATGACGGGCGAGCTGCTGGTCGTGCTGACGGCATCGGATGGTTCTGTGCTTGTCACTGCAGACAGCAAGGCCCTGACCGCGAATAGAAAGATTGGAGGATAATTTAATGGCAAATATTCCTATTACAAGTCTGCCAACTGCATCTGCACCTAGTGCAGACGACTATCTGATTTTACAAGGTACGAACACCCGGAAAATCAAGTGGTCGGCACTGGTGAACAAGCTCTACCCGGTAGGTTGCATCTATCAGAGTACCGGATCGACCAGCCCTGCGAGCTTTCTGGGAGGCACATGGGAACGTATTAAGGATAAGTTTATTCTGGCCGCTGGCGATACTTACGCGGCGGGGAAAACGGTCGGCGAGGCAGGACACGCATTGACTGTTGCTGAGATGCCAGCTCATAGACACTAGGGTATCGATATCGATAATCTGTACTGTTTTGGCTGGGAGAACGGAAGCCGCACTGGCGTGAATTTCAAGAAGTTTTATGGAGGAACGTATTGGGGTGATGACGTACAAAATCGGCTTGCATCTGGGTACGCCGGTGGTTCTACTGCCCACAACAACATGCCGCCCTACCTGACCGCTTACATCTGGAAGCGCATCGCCTAACGAAAGGAGCATATAATCGTGAAAATCATTGACATCAACGGCAACCCTATGGAAAACCCCGACCTGTCTTTGGGCTGGCTGGAAGACAAGACACAGACCATCCACCACGATGCTGTGGCGGGCGTGGAGGAGGTCAGCCACTACGAGACCCTTGCCGAGTACCCAAACGGCGGCAAAGACGTGCAGAAGGTGGTGGACGTGCCCGGCGTGGAAGCAAAAGACGCCTGGGACGAAGAAGAGCAGGTGCGGGTGTACCACTTGTACACTGCTGAGGAACTGGCCGCACAGGCTGAAGCCCGCGAAAAAGCTGAACAGCAGGCCAAGCTCCCCTCCACCGCCGAGCGTATTGCTGCATTGGAAGCGGCCATGCTGGACTTGCTGGCTGCACAGGAGGTATAACGGATGATCCAGTTTTATGTAACTCAAATCAAGCTGCATCAGTTTGACGGCGCTTTTACCATTGAGGATGTCCCTGCCCGCTGGCGGGCCCGCGTACAAGCTGCGCTGGACAAGGAGGCGCAGGATGGCTAAGCACATCATGGACGTTTCCCGCTGGCAGGGCAGTATCGACTGGGACAAGGTCAAGGCAAGCGGGAAAATCGACGGCGTGATGCTGCGGGCGCTGGGGTACAAGGGCGGCAAGCCCTACGTAGACCCGACCTTCGAGCGCAACTATGCCGCCTGCGCCGCACGGGGCATCCCGGTCGGCGTGTATTTCTGGTTGGGCTCGACCGTTGCAGGCGGTATGGCGAATACGACTGCCATGCTGCGCAGTGTGCTGGAGCGCAAGACCTTCCAGCTGCCCATCGCCATCGACGTGGAGGACCCGAAGCTCAAGGCACTGACCCCGGCAGAGCTGTCGGCTCTCGTCCGGCTCTATGCCGCCGAGATCGAGCGCTGGGGCCTCTATGCGATGGTGTACACCTACTCGAACTTCGCCGACACAGCGCTGGACATGGAAGCACTCGCAGCTTACGACCTGTGGATCGCGGACTACCGAGGTTGGCGCCCCACCCGAAAGCACGGCATGTGGCAGTATACCGATAAGGGCTCCGTGCCCGGCGTGAAAAACGGCGTAGACCTGTCCCACGCTTACAAGGATTACCCGGCCATCATCAAAAAGGCAGGACTGTGCAAAGTGAAAGGAGCATAACGATGAGCAGCAGAGAATTGTGTACTTATGTCGGGCTTTTGGGCGGGGCCATTGCGGCCCTGTTCGGCGGCTGGGATACCGCGCTGCAGACGCTGGTGATCTTCATGGCCATCGACTACATCACCGGTCTTGTAGTGGCTGGTGTGTTCCATACCAGCCCGAAGACCAAGACCGGCACCCTCGAATCCCGCGCTGGCTGGAAGGGCCTGTGCCGCAAGGGCGTGAGCCTGCTGGTCGTGCTGGTAGCCTGTCAGCTGGATGCCATCATCGGGTCGAGCTTTATCCGCGATGCTACGGTGATCGCGTTCATCTGCAACGAAACGATTAGCATCATTGAGAATGCCGGGCTCATGGGTGTGCCCATCCCGGAAGCGCTGACCAAGGCCGTGGACGTGCTCAAGCAGAGGGCTGAAAAAACAGAATAAGGTATGGCAACAGCCCCACCGTCTCGGATGATCTCCGGATGGTGGGGCTGTTTCTGTTTATCGCATTCCGACACATATCGTCGCATTCCATCGCATTTGACACATTTCGGCAGTTTCAGGTTAAAGTTGGATTAACTGGAAAGGATGTGCAAAC